CTGATCGTCCACCAAACACATATCGCACAGACATACCTAGAAAGTTATCAAAACCCAAAACGGATTTTAAATTTAGAAATGAACGCAAAAAGAAAATTAATACATGAATTAAAGAATACTTTCCATCGATGGGAAGAGGAGAGTGATCTGTTTGATGATAGTATTATCGATGCGTGCAAGAAGGCATTACGCGAGTATTATGATGAACAAGTGATTGAATTTGAAAGTGATATTGAATTAATTGATGAAGAGGAGGAAGAATGAATGTATATAAGCCGACAGGAGAGAAATTAAATAATTGGCCACAGATGGTTGGTCGATTGGAGGAGGAGAAGAAAGAGCTACAGGAAAAGATTGATAAACTTGAGGCTGAAAACTCACAGTTAAAAAGAAGATGTTGTGATCTTTTTAAAGAGGTAATTGAAACCGATGCTAGTAATGCAAAGTGAAAGTACCACCGGGATGGAATCCGATCTTTTGGAAAAAATATGGGCGAGCAATACCACTATCCGTTCAAAACTTACCACGGTGCGACTTGAAAAAGTTGGGGCCCCCACCATCGAAATTCGACCAAGAGACATTGGAACGGATCAGGAGGGCTTCAGTGTTGGAGAAGCGCAAATCCCGGTCAAAACGATCAGGGAGGCGTTAATATTAGGAATGGAGATACAATCAAGACAATGAGTAGACCAATATATGAAACACAAGCAGACCTTGACAATGAGGCAAAGATAAGAAAGTTCCTTTCAAGTGAATGGGAGTGTAGGTTTATTAAGCTGAATCCTATCAAGTGGAAGGTGGATTACTTAGTTCAGAAAGGTAATAAGTACAGTTGGGCAGAAGTTAAATGTCGAAATATAAACTATGGTGATTATCCGTTTATGATTAGCTATAAGAAGATTGAGGCGGCTAAGTTATTGCATGACACAAGTAAAAAGAAGTTTAATTTAATATACAAATGCAACGATTTGTTATGTTATCACACTTGGGACTTTGATAAGGAGTATTCTTTTGAATATGGTGGACGTACTGTAAGTACACGTGACCCACAGGATATTGAGCCTGTATTCCTGATTGATCCAAAGGATTGCACGATAGTGGAGGGGTTTAATTGAATTTAAGCGCAGATAATGTAAGAGACAGCATACCATTGTTCCGCAATGGAAGTGGAGGTGAAATTCCTACCTCTGCGCACCAACTTTTATTTCAAAAAACAGATGTTCATCGAGCCTGTGCATTAAATGCATTGTGGCACAGTAGGTTTCCGAAGATTGATTGGAGTAATGTAGTTAGAAATAAAGATTACATTTGTTTTGTGGCAGAACATGACATGATGGCATATGCATCAGCTATATGGTCTAGTCCAATTGCAAGTAATCGTTTAAAAGAGGGTGCTAGTAGTCTTGAATTAAGAAGAATGGCAATAGCAGAAGATGCACCGAAGAATACTGCAAGCAGAATGTTAGGATGGATGCGTAGGTATATAAAGAAGCATCTACAGCACATATCATTACTTCTTTCTTACCAAGATACTGATGTGCATGATGGAACTATATATAAGGCAAGTGGATGGATTGTTGCTAATAAAAGTAAAGGTACTTCTTGGACAAATAAAAAGCGTAAAAGAAATAAAGAACAATCTTTAGCTGACAAGATAAGGTGGGAGTTATGCCTAAAATAACCTATGCAGATGAGGTAGATGCCCATTTTGGCATCCCTTGGTTGAAAGAGTTAGCGATTCGTAAGGGTGAGTTATCATGTGCTTTGAGTGATGAGCAGATTGATCAGTTGCCACCTGAAAAGACAGCAATGCTGTCAGATTTAATATTACATCAACCAAATTCTGAGAAGGAAGATCCTATACAATGGGGATGGACATTACCCGGTTGGCAAAGGGTGATGGATAATTGGGAAAATGACAAGATTCATGTTATTCTAGGCGGCAACAGATCGTCCAAGACAATGTTCGCAAGTCGTATGCTAGTACACTTGGCACAGGCAATACCTGAAGCTGAGATACGAAGTATGCACGTGACAGAAGAAAGAAGTATATCAGATGCACAAAAATATATATGGCAGAACTTGCCAATGCGGTACAAGAGGGCAAAGAAAAAGAGTGAGAATCATTCTCTACAATATAATCAAAAGAATGGATTTAACTCCTCTAAAGCAATATTTCCCCCCACCCATGAAGGTGCTGAGAGGGGTAGTACGATTTATTTTAATAATTATCGGCAGTATCAGGCTGATCCTCAGATTTTTGAAGGTTGGTCTGCACATTGCATACATTTGGATGAGGAAGTACCTGAAGCGATTTTTAATACGCTCTTAGGTCGTACAGTTGACTATCACGGCCGCCTGATTTTGACCTTCACGACCTTGCAAGGGTGGACACCTTTGATCAATAGTTTGTTAAAAGGCGCTGAGACTGTAAAGACAAGATACTCTGAGATTATGGGTAGAGAGTTACCTACTGAACAAATTTGTAAGAATTGGCCTAACTGTAGAATATATTACTTTTGGACAGAAGACTCTCCATTTATTGATGGCAAAGAATTAATCAATACATATGCACGGCAACCACAAGAGGTTAAGTTAGCTAGATTATTTGGGATTCCAAGTAAAGCAGTGGAGGGTAGGTTTCCAAAATTTACAAGAGAGACTAATGTTGTTCCACATGAAACAATACCTACTATTGTTGATCCAACTATACCATCGACTAAATATTTTGTCACCGACCCCGGTGGTTCTAAGCCTTGGGTAGCTATTTGGGCATCAGTATTGGATGATGGTACTATCTACATATATAGAGAGTTTCCTGATATGAGTATGGGTGAGTGGGCTTTGCCTCATGTTAATGGGGTTGGTAAGAGTGTTGGGAAGCCCGGCCCTGCCCAAAGACCTCTAGGTTGGGGTTACAGTCAGTACAAAGAACACTTTGAGGCATTGGAAGGTGGTGAGGATATATTTGAGCGTATTGTTGACCCAAGAATGGGTGCGGCTACAGTCAGAGAGAAGGAAGGTGAGAGTAATATAATTAACACAATGGCTAATCTTGATTTTGTTATGAAACCTGCCCCCGGTGTGGAGATAGAATCAGGTATAGCGGCGATTAACAATGCATTATCTTGGGATGATACTCAACCAATGACAGATGAAAATCGCCCAAAGTTATTTGTGTCTGATAGGTGTGAAAATTTAATTAGTTGTATGTTGGAATATAGTGGACAAAGTCGTGGTGAGCATTTCAAGGATTACATAGATACACTAAGATATTTAATGGTAAGTAAGCCTGAGTATATCACAGGTGCATCATTAGCCTGTACAGGAGGTGGTGGTTATTAATTGACTATTACTAATTATGTAGATAATATTACAAATTTATGCAAAACGCCTCTGATCCTGAACTACTTTATGTCAGTAAAGAACCTGATATTGGATACTTATCAGAAACTTTTCTTAAAACACAAAATGATCTTGGTGAGTGGATAGATCGCAGACAGAGGGACTATGATGTCAGAAACTGCATGTGGGCAGGAAAATCTGATGACTTTAAAAAACATTCTAAGCTAAGTGCCACAGGAGATGTATTTCCTTGGGATGGAGCAAGTGACCAAGAGATACGCATGGTTGATAATCAGATCAATAAGTGTGTTGCGATGGTCATGAATGCGGCTAGACAGGCACACATCGTTGCCACACCTGTTGAGTCAGGTGATATTGAAAGAGCAAATGTTATATCGATGTTTCTCCGTTGGTTAATTAATACCAAAATGGAGGAATTTTATGATCAATTAGAACTTGGTCTTAATCATTTCTTTGAGAAGGGATTGATGTGCCACTATGTGTGGTATGATTCCCAAGATTTAAAACAACAGCAAACTATCCGTTTGGATGAGATTGCACAGGCTTTGCCTGAGATAGCTGAAGCTATTCAGGATGGGAGTATGGATAATGAGTTATCTTCAGCCATCAAAGATCAGTTTAATGTATCCAAGGCTAAAGCTAGGGGTATGCTTCGTGAGTTACGTAATGATGGTACTACAACTATCCCTGTTACTAGACAGGTGATTAACAGACCAAGACTTAAAGCACTTGCTCCCGATGAAGATGTTTTTTGGCCTAATTACACAATAGACCCACAGGAAGCACCTTATGTTTTTCATGTGTTGCACATGACTCCTGAGCAACTCCGAGCAAAGATTCCATCAGAAGGATGGGATGAGGAGTTCGTGGAGAAAGCGATGCAGTTGGCACAAAACACACAAACAGATGATACTTTACACAATATTCGTCAGATAGATGAATCTATCCGCAATGATGATGAGACTATTAGAATAGTGTACTGTTACCAAAGACTGCTTGATGAAGATGATATCCCCGGTATTTATTGTACAATCATGCATCCTGATGTGCCTGAGCTTTATGCTAAACATGAGTTATTAGATTACGCACATGGTAAATATCCGTTTGTAGTTACTAAACTTGAGCAAACTAGCAAAAGACTTTACTCTTCTCGCTCAATCCCTGAAGTTGGTGAACCATTACAACAGGTGATGAAGATTGAGACTGATTCATTAATAGATCGTCAGTCATTGGCAACTTTACCACCTTTGGAACATCCATTAGGGCGGCCACCTTCTAAGTGGGGGCCGGGAGTAAGAGTACCTTATCGTGTGGCAGGTGAGATTCGTTGGGCAGATACACCACGCTTTGATGGTGGTAATGTTGAGGTGCGTCGATATGTCCAAGAGATGTTTGATAAATACTTTGGTAACTTCGCACCGGGTGTGGATCAGGTTGAGTCACAGAATAAACAACAGGCAATAATCAATAAAGTATTTACTCACCTAAAGTATGTATTTGATCAGATTTGGACTTTATATCAGCAATATGGGCCGGATGCTGAGTTCTTTCGTGTCACAGGAATGCAAGATGTACAGAAGTTTAATAAGGGTAGGGAAAATGAAAGATTTGATTTCTATTTGCAGTTTGATGTGGCAACTCAAGACCCTGAGCAGATGTTGGAAAGAGTCAGAGCAATAGCAGAACTCGCACCTGCATTGGACAGGTCAGGAACTTTAGATACAGAGAGACTTCTTCAGCTTGCAGTAGGACAGATTATGCCGGGTGCGTCTGAGAAGATTATTATTCCAAAAGAGACTGCTTCTCAGAAAGCTGTAGAAGAAGAGAGGCAAACAATTGCTGAACTTGTGGCAGGTGTACCACCTAATGTAAGACCACAAGATTCACATGAGTTAAAGATGCAAGTATTTCAAGAATGGTTATCACAACCTGACATACAACAAAAAGCACAGCAAGACCAAGCACTACAGGAGCGGATTCAAAATTACCTTCAACAGCGTCAAATGCAGATCACGCAGAAACAAAACGCTGTAATTGGTAGACTCGGGGCTAATCCCACACAGTTTGGTGAAACTGCACAGCAAGTAGCATAGAAAAGGAAAACATCATGCCAATGGTAGGTAAGAAAAAATTCGATTACACTAAAAAAGGTAAAGCGAACGCAAAAGCGTACGCAAAGATGACAGGTAAGAAAGTTAAGAAAAAGAAAAAATGAGTATTACTTATCGTGGTGAACGCTTTAGTGGTTACAATAAGCCTAAAAGGACACCCGGAAAGTCCAAGAAGTTTGCTGTTCTTGCTAAGGAGGGCGATAAAGTCCGTCTTGTCAGATTCGGTGATCCAAACATGTCCATCAAAAAAAATATACCTGCTAGACGAGCTTCCTTCAGAGCAAGACATAAATGCGATGAAAAGAAGTCTAAATTAAGCGCCGGTTTTTGGTCTTGCAAGAAATGGTAGCAAAGAAGAAAACTAAATCTCGCGTTAACCAAGCAGGTAACTATACAAAGCCTACTATGCGTAAAAGGTTGTTTGAGAAGATTAAAAGTGGATCAAAAGGTGGTAGGGCAGGTCAGTGGTCAGCAAGAAAAGCACAAATGCTTGCAAAAGAATACAAAGCTAAAGGTGGGGGTTATCGTTAATGGCACTCAGGAAGCCACAGAAGTCCCTCAAGAGGTGGACTAAGCAACAGTGGACAACTGCATCAGGCAAAAAGTCATCTGAGACAGGTGAAGTCTATGCACCAAAGAAAACTATAAAAAAACTTAAAAGTACCAAAAAGGGTAGAGCAAAGCTTGCTTCGGCTAATAGAGCAAAAAGGGTTGCAACTAGCAAAGGTAAGCAGTACGCCAAGCACGGATTACATAAAAGGAAGAAGAGATGAATAGATGTCTCATCTGCAAAAGGAAGTGTATTGGATTGTATTGCTTACAATGTTCTTCATCGAAAGAAATGTAATTCTTGACACTATGTTTGCTATCCTAGATATAATTTACAACAATTTTAAATGAGCAAAACTAATCACGAGATAGATCATGAAGATGCGATTAGAGCGTTGTCCGCTCTCAAAAACGAGCCCAACTTCAAGCGATATATTGAAATGCGTGAAAGTTTGCGTGAAGACACTATCAGGGCGTTGCAGACTCCTGAGAGCATTGCAGACACAAACAGACACTTCTATATCACAGGGAAACTCGAAGCTATTGACGAAGAGTTAGATATGTTTTACAAGCTTTGATTGTAGAGGATCAATCTTAGTTCCCAACCCTCTGCGTCTTGGGGTGGCGTAGAGGGTTTTTTGTGTAACCACATAAATACTTAAATAAGTCTTGCAATATTTATATCACATAAATAGGCTAATATCTACTAGGCTATATGCCTTGATTATTTATGGAAACAATTACCAAAGAGGTTGTCTCAGAATCCTCCGAAAATTCTGTGGAAATAGAAAAGCCTGTTGATGGGAATTTATCTGTAGCTGAATTTGCTGATCAATTAATGAAACGCAAAGAAGGTGAAGATACTGAACCTGAGACAACGACCGAAGAGATAGATGAGTCTACTGAAGAAGCTGTAGATCCCATGCAAGTCTCTGAAGTTGAAGATACACAGTCTGCTGAAGAAACGGAAGAGGAAGATGAATCATCGCCACCTCCACAACCTTCAGATGTTCTTTCAAAGTTTAATATTGATCTTGATAGTTTATCGGAAGAAGATAGCCGAGACTTAGCAAAGGCTTTGAATGCTAGTGCTGTCAAAAGGTTTGGCACTCTGACTCGACAAAAGAAGGAGTTACAAGCAGAGAATGAAGCACTGCAAGAAAAGGCTAAACAAGCTGAAGAGGGATCAGTTCCAAGTTATCTACAAGATAATGCTCTTTCTGATGTTACTGACGAAAAGGGACTTGTTGAGAAGATTGAGCAATTCAATGATTTAATTGAATGGGTTGATGAAAACTTGGATAATGAAGTTCAGTATGATGAACAGGGTAACGAGTTCATAGCTAAGAATGGTGATCAAACTTTCACTAAAGCTGAGTTAAAGAAGTTTAAAGCAGATGCTAAACGGATGTTGCGTAAAGATGTACCAAGTAGAAATGCTTGGTTAGCCGAAAGGCAACGAGCAGATGAATTAGCATCACAGAGTTTTAGCTTCCTTAGTGAACCTGAAAGTAATGAGTATAAACTATTCATGGAGGTTAAGGATAGTCCTATGTATGAGCCACTAAAAAAGCTTATGCCTAATGCTAACTATGCTATGGGACTAATGGTTATGGGTTATGAGGCAATGAATAAGAAAAATACATCTCAACCTAAGTCACCACCTAAACCAAAAGCACCTGTCGCGTCTACAGAGGCAGGTACTTCTAGACCTAAATCAAATCAATCAATGAAACTGAAAGCTGTGGAGGCGGCGAGGAAACAATACGAATCTTCGGGCTCGATGGCAGACTATTCACAATATTTAAAACTAAAAAAATCTTAGGAGGAAAATAATTATGGCACAAGCTGCTAGTTATAATACGGCCGGCAACCGGGAGGACTTAACTGACATCCTCACAATTATGGAGCCGGAATCAACACCATTCACAAGTATGGCACAGAAAGCCACCGCAAGTGGTACTTTCTTTGAAGTGCAAGTGGATGATCTTAGTACACCAAACTTCGATGGAGTTAACGAAGGAGAAGATGTTACTTCTTTCGACAATAAAGCTGTAAATCGCGCTCGCATTGGTAACTATGTTCAAAAATTCAGACGTAGTTTTGCAGTTTCCGATATACAGGAAATTGTTGCGACAGCGGGTATCTCATCAGAGTTCGCAAACGCTGAGGCGAAAGCTGTAAGGGAATTGAAGCGGGATGTTGAAGCCGCTGTTTGTTCTGCACAAGATCGTCAAGCTGAAGCCGGAGCCGGTGCCCCATACAAAACCCGTGGAATGTTTAAGTTCCTTGGTCTTGGTGGACAACCATCCGACATTCCTGCATTTGCACAGAATGTTGCTAACGACACAACTGCTACGCAAACCGAAACTACCTTCAACAGTGTTCTTCAAGAACTCTACGAAGCTAACGGAATGCCCGGTGGTCAACTTACTCTTATCGCCGGTCCTACTCTTAAAAAGGAAATCAGTGACTTTGCTCGTCAAGAAGGTTCTACAACCGCCTTGTCTTTCCAAGTTACCCAACCTGCCGAGAGTAAAAAGATAACCTTATCAGTCAATTTTTACGAAGGAGATTTTGGCAATGTAGCCATTGTTCCGTCAGTATTTTTGAACAGAACATCAGGTAGTGAAACTATTGATGGTGATGCAGGTCTTCTTATCGACCCTGAGTATGTGGCTATCCACACCTTGAAAGCTGAGTCTAATTCTGAGCTTGAAAATCAAGGAGGCGGCCGTCGTGGTTTCTGTGATATAATTGCGGGTCTCGCAGTTCACAGTCCAAAGGCTCATGGTTATTTTAACTAATATTAATTAGGAGAACATAAGACATGGCAGAATTAACTAACAATGAATCAGGTCGCGGTTTTACTCACGTATATACTGCTACCTACGAAGACCTACAAACTATCGGCAATGGTGGTCAAGCTACCATCGCAACCATCCCTGCGGGTGGTGCTGTTGAGTGTGTAGGAGTTTATGAATCAGAAGCTTTTGCAGGTACAACCTCATTAGTTATCGATGTTGGAACTTCTTCAGGAGATCCTGATGAGTTTATCGATGCTCTTGATGTTGATGCTATGAGCGCTCCTGTTTTCAACACAGGTGATGCCTTCACAGGTAATCAATCACAACCTGTTGGTGGAACAAGCAGTGCAACATCAGTTCTTTTAGAAGTTACTGATGCAGCTATTGCATCTGCTACCGCCGGAAAGATTGTCATTGGTCTACGTATTGTTGACCTCGGACAATTTGCATAATTGAATTAGTAGGGGAGGGGTGTCAATCGACACCTCTCCCTATACTTATATATACATAGGATATGCCAAACATACTTTTACCTAAATGGAAGAGCGGAAATGGTTCACAGTTTATGAAGAACTTGGATCGTTATTTACGTTACGAAGTAGACCTTGAAAAACACGAAGCATCTTTGCGTGAACAAATGGCACGTAAGGAGAATGAGGAAATGGGTGTAGCTAAGACTGAGGGTCTTGGTCAGTTAAAAGCGACAATTCCTGCAAGAGAATACTTTCGTTGGCATCAATCCCATCGTGGATGTTGGGGCGATAAGAGCTTCGTAAAAGAGTTCCTTCGTGATAATCCATCTTTTCGCGCTAAAAGCATGACAAAATCAAGTTTCAGCGCACCAAGTCTCAGTAGCAAATCATTTGCATGAGGTAATTTTTAATAGGACTTTATATTATACCAAACTACGCCACCGCACTCTATTCAGAATTGAAGTCTAGATTCCGAGCATTGGCCGGCCTCGACGCATTACAGGCAACAGATGCTAGTTTTCTTAGAGATTTAGTAAATCGTGCGGCTCGCATAGCCCATGAGAGATACCCTTGGCCTCAGTTTACTGTGGTTGGTGAAAGTGTGGCAATAGTTACAGGTGATGCCAATACCTTACGAGTGTATGGCACTAGTAATAAATTAGCCAATGATGCTAATGTTGTCTTTCGCATACATAAAGAAGATCCGACTACTACTCGTTACCCTGACGAATACACATTTTTGACTGAGATGGACTCAGGTGGATATCCTTCTGTAAAAATTATAGAACCTACCACCCTTAACGGAGTAAATGTTTTTGTTACCTATCGTAAGGATTTACGAGGAGAAATAAACTCAGGTGGTGCGACAAGTGGTTACTATGGTGACGATTCAGGAGATGAACAAAATATCCCTAACTTCTTCTTCGACTATCTCGCTCATTCCGCATATGCAGGTTTTTTGCGTGGTGATGGGCAAACTGAAAAAGCATTTGCAGAGGAACAAAACGCTGAAGCAATGCTTAGACAAGAGATTGATTTAGTGAGAGAGCAGAGTCGGCAATATCGCAATGACATTTTGCAGTATCGCACACCATCGCAATTTAACAGGCATAATATCCAAGCGGGAGGGCAACCGATTGCTCCTACTGTAGCTAACGTTCAGTAATGGCACGGACTATAACATTTGACACTTTAAAGAAACGGTTTCAGATGGCCGCAGGATTGCCATCTTTAACTAGTGTAGATGAATTCTTTTTCAAAGAGTCAATAAATAGCAGAGTACAAGGCGCATGGACAAGATGTGAATGGCCTGAGTTACTCAAGATTGTAGAGAGAAATGTTGCTGAAACAACTGACCCTAGTGCAAATAAAGCTGTAAGAATTGACAACGATTTATCTATTATTGATATACAACAAGTATGGAATAAAAATCCATACAAAGAGCGAAGTGCAATAGTTTTAGATTATAAGCTTGTTGATGGTTATTTAATACTACCTGTGAATAGTTTGGTAGACTCTGTATTTATTATTGGTACAGCTATTCGCCCAACCTATGGAGCAGATAGTCCTGACGAGCAAAATGTGCCTGACTTCTTGGCTAATTATTTGGTTGCAGGATGCCTGAGTGACTTCCTTCGTGGTGATGGGCAAACAGAAAAAGCTATAAGAGAAGAGGCTAGGGCTGAAGAATATTTATTACTAGAAATAGATCGAGTTGAGCGTCAACAGGGACAGAACAATTTCATGCAATTCACAACCTACGGAACAACAATACAAACACCAATTTAATCATGGCAAACGAATACAGAGGATTAGGGCTAAACGGAGGAGAGTACATCAATGATACTGCCGCACATACAGGAGACTTCTTTTGCGTAGTGGCAATAGAGGACACCATCATTGACAGCATTACAAGCAATGTGGAAAACCTTAGCGATATTACTGCATCTCAAGATAATGTAACACTTGCCGCTAACTCAGCAATTTACGGACGCATAACTGCGATCACCCTGAGTAGTGGTAAGGTGATTGCATACAATGTTTAAATGATTTCACTCGATCTTAATGTAGGTACGCCACGACCATTTACAACAAGTGGTGTACCAAGCCCCGATGGCGTTATTCGCACAGAAGACGGGCGTTTTATGATCACAGAAAATGGTGACTTCCTTGCATTCGAGTCACCACCATATCTCACGACCGAGGCAGACGAAGTCCTACGAACTGAACTAAACGAACCAATCTTAACTAATTAAATAAAATGGCTAATAAAAAAATAACTGATCTCAGTGATCTTCCATCACCCGCCGGGGCAGATGTTTTACCAATCGTTGACGATGTAAGCGGATCACCTGTTACGA